ATATAGCGAAGTTATTGGTTCTAATTGGCTTGGAGCCATACCCATCTCGCTACGAGATGTTGGACGCACATCTGGAGTCTTGGCTAGTGGAGCTCCTGCTTTATTAGCAGTGTTCTCAACACCTGAGCCATACTCTGTTGATTGGAACGATAAACCATCTGTTCTCTTGGAGAATTTACCAGGTCCTGATACACCTGCCATAGGCCCTCTAGCCATTTGGATCCTCCATCTTCTCTAAATCTGATGTGAACTGTTCCCATACTCTGGAAACTTTTGTTGTTCTATTTGCGTGATACACTGCTAAATCTAAAAGTTCTGATGCGAGCATCTCTACAGCTCGCACTATATTCACAAAGAAACCTGACATAACTACTAAGAAATCTGCAAGAGTGACAGAGCGCGGTACATAATCTTTGTTATCTTCCACGCTCTATCCTCTCAACAAGTAACACTAAGCCTTCTTGCCTTTACGACCTGCTGGAGCATAGCCAAATCTGACTTCTCCGCCTGCTGGCTTTGGGGCGCTCTTAGAGCCTTCCTTTGGCTTAGCCATTGAAGCCTTTGCACGACCACCTTTTTTCATATTCATATCACACCTCCCTTACCCTGCAATAGATGCGAGTAATGACGCTATATCTGGACGAGAGCCAGCAGCAGGGGCCGCACCCATTTGTTCTGGAGTAGGCTGCGAGGCAGGAACGGGGGCCATACCTGCTGCTGGAACTTCTTCGCCCATTGGAACTTCTACCTCTGGTTCTGGGGCGAATACTTCTTCAACTATCGTCTCAAGTTGCTTACCTTTTTGGCGACCCTTGATAACCTCTGCGATTCTAGAAACAATCTGAGAAGGATCTTGACCTTGGGCTGCAAGTGCTGGAATGGTCTGAGCATACTGAGCAACAGCAACGCGCAGAGAATCACGCATCTCTTCAATATCCACACGCTGCTCTTCTTGAGTGACATTCAACTCCATAGGGATTTCTCTACGTACATAATCTCTTGATACGAGTTTGTCGCTTCGCATCTGTAGTAAGGCAATGATGGCATTGTTTGGATTCATACCAGACATAATGCCGTAACGAACATCTACGCCATACTCGCCAGCAATCTGACGGGATGGCACATACTTCATATTAAACGGTGTGCCGTCATCTACTCCCTTGATTTCCTTGGTCATAGAACCAAAGATTTTCTCATCTACCTCAAAACAGAGAGATACCAGTTCAGTGAATAGGCGGGCAAACTGTGCTTGTGCTGCGCGAACCTGAGTATCAAAGCCAGCTTGTAGCGCTTGAACTCCGCGACCTGTAATAATTGAAGCATCAATATTACCGCTACGAACTTCTGGATAACGAGAACCTAGACGTAGTTCTCGCTCTAGAACGCCAGATTCTGTAAAGACTCCTGCTGGAAGTTCTAGCGGTACACGGCGAATACCTTGCGGATTAGCAGAACGCATAATCGAGTCAGGACCAAGTGCTAGTTCCTGCACATCTTGCGGAATAGCAATAGGTGCTTGGATAGATTTCTCTGCTGCTTGAATCTGCAATACTGCAAAGCGTGCTCTAGCAAGTTGTACTGCTAGAACATCATCAAACTGACCGCGTGCTTCTCCGTCTAGGGATGAACGGACAGCAACACGAGCCAAGCATTTACCGATAGTGTTGGGTAGATTGGATAGAACTAGGTTATTACGATCTGCTACATAGATTATATCTTGGTATTTGTCGTGATAGCGAACCATAGATACATAAGGAGAGCTGGTAGCATAATTCTTGTTTACTATAATTTGGTTATAGAACTCTGGATATTGCATCGCTAGAGATTCTGCATCGGTGTTTATCACTTGAGTGATAGAGATACAACGACCAAAGCGGTCCATCTCAGGGTATAGACCAAAAGGATTTAGCAATCGGATACGAGGATTGTTGGTCTCATAATCCATCTCTACCATCGCTGGTAGCATTCCGTAGGTGTTGAACCAATCAGCGCCTTGATACATCTGAATCTGTAGTTCGGAGCCTGATACAAAGTAGTTGGCTATACGAGTCCTAATATCAGCAGCCTTACGAGCGCTATCTGAGACCATATTGGTAGCAGCACAGTTAAAGGATGGTAGTGGTGCCATAACCTCTGCGAGGTCACGAGCAGCTACATCTATGAAGTTAGCAACTAGAGGCTTTGGGTACTCCTCAGAGAACATCGCAGGATAGACCTTACTGATATCTCCTTGACGCACAGATAGCACATCACGCATACGCTGATCGCGTTTGGCGTACTTAGTCTGTAGCCTAGTTACTTTAGCAACTACCTCTTTGACTGTAAGCATTTTTCCTTATCTATTCTTTACGCCGAACATACCGCCGATACCGCCACCGCGACCAAACTTAGCAACTGAGCGTTTTACTGGGGTTTTAGTTGCTGGCTTTTCAGTACGCACACCTTTACGTATTTTATATTCACGATCAATTTCTTTAGCAATATTTGGTCGTTTTTCGGCCTTGCGAGATATATCTTTTTTAGTCAATTTTTTACCAGTAATTTTTGCTATATTTTTTATTGACTGTTTTGCTTCTGCGCGAGTGTTTACACGAGCTTCTTTGATAACATTCTGATACTTAGGTTTACCGCGTCCTTTTTTTGGAGGTGTATATTTTTGTTCTTCAGACTCATATCCTTTGAAACCTTTGTTCTTTGCCATTATCTAGGACCTTTCTTTGGCTTTATGCGACTTGGCCTTGCTGGTGCTTTTGACTTTGGCAATGGAAGTGGCTTCTTAGCCTTCGGCTTAATCTTTGTAGGCTGCCTAGTAGCAGTAGGTTTGGTGTATCCCATACCAGGTAGAATCACATCGTAATCTGGTGGGACAGAACCTCTTTTATTCTTAGAAGGAACTCTCTTCTTCTTAGATAAATAATCGTCAAGTGTTGGTTTCTTGTTTGGCATTATTTCTTCTTTGCTTTCGGTGCAGACTTCTTAGACATACCAGTCAATGCACGAGTTGTTTTAGCTTTTTCAGCCTTTGCCTTTGCGCGCTTAGTTACACTTTGTGCTCTTGCGGCACTTCTATCAAGTTCAGCAGATTTAGTCTTCTGCATCATTCTTGCTGCACTTCTTTCGCCTTTGATTGGCGTTCTACCAAGAAGTCTATCTAGACCTCTAGCCTTTCCGCGATTGAGGTTCATTGCTGTGTCAATAGTTGAACCCTGATAGTCATTTGATTGTGCATAAAGTCTAGCCCAATAAGCCTTATCTTGAACTTCTCTAACCGATTGACGTTTAACTTTTGGCATTATTTCTTCTTCGCCTTCTTAGCAATCATCTTCTTGCCTTTTTTCTTTGCTTCGGCCTTAGCCATAGCCATACCTTTAGCTGTGTATGGGAATTCTTTCTTTCCTACTTTTGGCATAATTGCTCCTTAGATGAATTGACGTTGTTGTTCTTGTAGTAGTTCGTCTATGTTTACTACCATACGCTTGCCTCGTTCATAGCGAGACAAAAATGGATTCTTTAGATGGTGTGTAGTATGTATTCCTTGGTTGAGCCACTCACGTGCTTTGATTTCACAGAACCAGAGCGCCATCACCATATCGGTCTTACCCTTGGTGGTAGGCGACCAAGTGATTAGCTGTTCTATCAAAGCCTTGATGTTCTCGGTCTGATCTGATGGCAGATGAATTATGTTATCTCTATGGTGCTTACCATCGGCTTGCTTAGTTCCAAATAGGGTAGACATAGAGGCCACACCAAAGCCTGAATCCCATTTGTTATTACCAGTATGATGTTCTCGCAGGATCGTTCCCTTAGATGCAAGGAACTGACGGATACCTTCATCCTGAGTTAGGAAAGACTGGAAAGCGTTACGCTCTACCACCCATTCAGCAGGGGCATAGACATTGGTCCAATCAATAATCAACTGTCTAATCTGTGCTGGTGTTGGTCTAGTAATCTTGATAGCATCTACGATGTAGCGCTTATGAGTTATACGATCTACGCCGTAGCAGATAGCGGCAGTATCACCAACCATTGCAGGGTCTAGTCCACATACAAAAGAAAAACCAGTCAAATCTTTAGGATGACCAGGAAAGCCCATCTGTAGTCTGCCTGCTCTACGCATTCCATCAATAGAGCCCTTTACACATATCGGGTCAAAGGCAGCATCATCTGAAACATCTTGCTGCTGATAGACTAAAGCCCAAGTCTGTGCATCCATAGCTTGACGTTCTGAATAGAGATGCTTGCCGTTCCAGCGAGGATATAGACCTTCTTCGGTCTTATCAGATTCATTCTGCCCATCAAAGGGTTGATCTGAGTAAGGCCAGAGCGTTACCCACTTGGTGGGGTCCTCATTGGTTTCAAGTAGGGCTGGCATTGCCAGATAGGTCCAAGGGACCAGACCACCAGGGTATCTATCAGGAGAGCGTAGTTCTTTGTATAAGTCTACAGAGGCAACGCGGGTTCCGATAACAATTAACTTACCAGTAGGGTTAAGACGAGATCTAACATCTTGGGTAAGCCATCTAATCTGCTTTTCAAATTCATTTGCATTCTTCAAGGTAAC